CAAACCACGTATTGCGCTTTCGCAAATTAACTTTGTTAATAGATCGTAGTGTTCATCACTAGGATTGTCACAGCTAAATCCAACAACACCACACATTACACTAACTTATCACCAGGTTTCCTGTGCTTCGCTCTGTCAACTTCTTCCTCTGCCGAACCACAATGTATCATTTGTTCTCTGTAATACATAACTAAACTAACTCTTGTTGCGTTGTCGTCTATTTTAGTTATAGGTGTATTGCCGTGCCATTGGTGTACGTCAGTCAATAATAGGTCGCAATTCTGCATATCAAATGCTACACCCCATTTTGGAAGCACAAAATAACCACCTGTGTAGCGACCTTTTCGCAACACAACTAAGTTGCCGAAGCCGTCAGCAAAGTCGCCTTTGTCTGTGTGTACAGCTGTCTGCCAATTCTTATTGACCGTTACCGTAGTAAAGGCTGTGTTATGTATAACAAAGTCTTGCGAAGTTGCGTCTGCTTGTTTGCGCTGTCTAGCGTAATGCTCAGGCATTAACTCAGCGTACTTAGTATCGACTAACTTAATGATAGGGTATGCTTTTTTAAACTTGCTAAACTCATTTATATTAAATGACGTTTGTCTGCAATATGGGAAACGAGCGTTCCTATCGAAGTAACCTATAATACCACTATTCGCTGCTGTCATACTGCTGTTTGTTTTAGACTGCGTGCCGTCTTTTTTAATACGATACATAGTGCTATTGCCTTTGTCGTCTTTTTCACCTAACGATCCACCTCTATTGTTTGTAGGCTTAGCAGCAGTCTTTAAGTTCTCGTATGCTGTTTCTGCTATATTGCTAGGTATTATCCTCTTACGAAACTTAGCTATGCAACTACCTGTTTCTTCACAATATACGTCAGCGTCATAGGTAATTAGCTTATTGTAGTCTTTATCTGACAGCAACTCACCACTCAGCTGTTTAGCTTGATCGTCTGTAAGTCTAGGTTTTATGTATAGTTGTTTAGCCATACTTATTGTAATATGCTTCTTTAACAGCTTGGTATATAGTGTCTGTTAGATTATCTGTTCCGT